GACTCAGCCAATGCCATATCAGTTTCAGTAATTTCAATAGTAAGTTTATTAATACCATCTTTAAGATCTTTAGCGCGTGAAGTTGCTTTTGCTTTACGTTCAGCTCTAAACTGTTCGTCAATGTCCTGGGAACATGTCGGACAATTTTCATGTTCGTCATAAAACTTTGCTTCTTTTACTACTCCGCGAATTTCAGTCTTAAATGTCGATTCATACTTACCTAGCTTTTTGCTAATCTTTTCAATAGTCAAGTGTTTTGCAGATGTTGCCGCGCTATGTTCACTAATGTAATTTTGCAAACTGTAGTTCTCACCTGTTATCATATCTAATTCCGATTTAGACGTAACAATTATACTTCGTTTATATTCAAGATGTTCTTCATTCAAAAGCGAAATATCAGTAACATACTTTCTTTGAAGTTCAATCTTGTCTTTTATAGTATCGATTTGATTATTAAAATCAGATAAAGACTCTCGAAGTTTACCCATAGACTCTTTAAGAATGCCGTTCATTTTAGAGAAGATATTAATATCAAGAAGATCCTCAATAATATCTCGTCTGTGATGAGCAGGCAATTGCATGAAAGGAATAAAAGATGAAGATCCCAAGACTACAATTTGATGGAAAGATTTATGATTAAGCTTTAGTACGTTTTGCTCAAGATAATGCTGATAATCACGAACTGCACTGTTTTGATTAATCATCACACCATCTTGATAAATTTCAAATATGTTAGGCTTAATACCACGAATGATTTTAAATTGATGTATACCTATAGTAAATTCAACGTGTACTTCGCATTGCTTTTCGTTTACAGAATTTACAAGTTGAGGTTTATTGATTGATCGATGCGGTCGGCCAAACAGTGCAAACGATAAAGCATCGAGCATTGTGGACTTACCAGCACCGTTCTTGCCGACAATTAAAGTAGTCGGAGAACGGTCAAGTTGAATTTCAGTAAACTTATCACCAGTTGATAAAAAGTTTTTCCATTTTATTGTTTTAAAGGCTACGCTCATTATGATATTTCCAAGTTGCTTGCTTCAGCATACAGCTTTCGCATTATGCCTTTGATTTTATTCTTATCAAGGTCAGTTTCAACCGACTCAACATATGAGTCAAGTAAGGTTGTAGTGTCTTCAATTGATATGTTATCGTCTCCAACACTTGAACCCGCAAATTGGTCGAAGGTTTCGGCTATTTTCAATTCGTAAATACCTGAATCTTGAACTTTATCAACGAATCCATTAAACAATGCAGGGTCAGTCTTCTTAACAACAATAACCTTTACGAACTTATCTTTAAGTTCTTCAAATGGGAAGTCTTCATATGATTCGTTTTCATCGTTATAATAAATTTTCTGATGTATCGTTATAGGATTGCGAATTGCTTCTATTGTACGGGTTTCAGTATCAAATATATGAAAGAACTTAGGATCATCGACATCTGCCCAGGTAAATTCCATCTGAGACCCAAGGTATGTAATATTGCCTCGAGTTGACTTTGTATGAAAGTGACCGCTATATACCTGCTCAAAGCGTTCAAATGCTTCAGTTTCCATTCCGTGGTTATTAGTTATTCCTTTCATCATTTCAAAACCATTTAGCTCTAGGTGACCGCCTAATATAGAAGCCTTAGTCTTTTTGATGAAAGACATAAACTCAGCATAATTGTTATTATTGATCCAAGGAACTAAAGCAATCTTACAGCCGTCATAATCGACTTCAGCTGGTTTAGAAACTATTTCAATGTTATCGTATCCCCACATTAATTCATTTAGAGAACATACTTCATTTGTCGACTTAAAGTATATGTCATGATTCCCTGGAATGATACGCATATTAATACCGGCATCTTTCATTGGTTGAAGAAACATGTTGCGATTAGCATCAATAGCTTTTATGTTGACGATTTTGCGGTTATCATAATAGTCGCCAAGATGTATAAGCTCGGCAATGTTATGTTCTTTTAGATATGGAAAGAATATTTCCTCATAAAACCGTCGTTGGTAGTTTATAAAAATGTCAGAAGAATTTCTACAACCTGCATGTGTATCAGAAATGATTGCAATTTTCATTAATCATCACCACCAATAAAGTGTTCAAGACCAACTGGTTTTTTAGGTTTTACTGGTTCAGCTTCTGCTGCCGGTTTAACATTGTCACCTGTTTGTACGTGAGTAAAATTAGAACGTAGCCTATCAACTGCACCTGATGCGCCGTTTGCATCGTCGTCACCATCAAAGAACTCGTCATATCCAGATCTTTCAACCAATCGAGTTTTTATATCAAGCTGTCGCTTTTCCTTTGCAATACGTCTTAAGAATGCAAACCATGATATCTGAGTAAAGTATGAAAAAGCATTAGGTTTGCCTGTTCTTGTAACTTTTGATATATCATAGTTATTAATTGCTTTAAGACAATTCTCAACCGCATCCATAACCATTTCATCTCGAAAAGGATAATGTATAAAGTTAGAACGATGGGCTAATCCTTCGCATATACGTAGAAAACACTTTCCAATATATGTTGAGACTTGAGGATGGGGAGTTTCGTTTGCTTTTGCTTCGTTTAACGCTAAAACGTGGTCATATACAGCTTCAGAAAAATCCCTATTGTTCACGTAGTGTGGCTTATCTTTAGGTTTGATTTTTGTCATGCTTATTTCTCCATTGGTATAGTAAACTATTATAAACTAAATTGAGCCTCATGTCAATAGAAATTTTTATGTATTTATTTTGTGTTTCCTATTGACAGATGTCCTGTTTCTTGTTATAATAGATTAGTCAATCGGGGAGTGAGTAGATATACAGATATTAATTTACCGTATTATTTGATACCTTGTAAAAACTAGTATAGATAAACAGTTGTTACTGGACAGGGATAGAATACAATATTAATGACAAGTCATATTACTAGTATTATTATCAGATATTGATTCATTAGATATTTCATCTGTACCATTACTGATAATAACCTTTAGATATGATTCTTTAATATTGTTATTTATATCACTCAACGCAACTAAACTAGATTTAAAAAGTGTGGCTTCATCATTAACACTAAATTCAAACCAGTGTTTAAAACCATATCTGTAAGTATCATCTTCATAAGATTCCAAAAGCTCAATCGGAGATTCGATTATTAATGTTGTACGAGTCTCTTCTTTAACGATACCTAACACAGTTTCACCGTTCATTAATTTAAATTGTTTTACATCCAATCCTGCAGCAGCTTCTTTTACTAGATCATTCATTACATCTTTACCTCGTGAATTTTAAAATTAAACTTCTCGGATGCGTAAATCTTTACACGTTCAGCAGCGTGTCTTAATGTATAATTCTTTTTACTTTTCCAATGGAAATCATCGGCAATATCAAATAACTTGGTATCCTGACCATTATCGCTTTTTCGTAATCCTCTTCCTATTGATTGTAAGATCTTTATTTGTGCCTTACTCGGTGATGCAAATATAATATTGTGTAGGTTACGAATATTAACACCAGTCGAGAAAGTACCAAGAGAACATACCAATATTGCATTTGATTTTGTTTCGGTAATTCGTCGAACGTCTTCTCGTAAATTTGCATCAGTTTCACCTGATACATAAAAGACTTCACGATCGTCGCCTACCTTTGTATTTATTAGTTCATGTAATGGCTTGCCGTGTTTACCAACAAACTGAAATAATATTAAGGTGTTACCTGTTTGTGCTATTGCTAAATTTGCTATAAAGTTATTTCGTTTCTCATGTGTAACGATATAGTCCATTTCCTGAGGATATTTGAGTTTTGAAACTATCTTGCTTTCAACGTCAGGATATTTAAGTGCTAGTATTTTTATGTCAAGAGCCGCAAGTGAACCTTCGTCCATTAGCGCCTTTGTTGATGTCACTCTATAGACAGGACCGAACGAACCTTCTAGGACCAGTTTATTTACGGCTATATTATCAATTGTGCCAGTCGTTCCAATTCTGAATTGAGCTTCGGTTGACTTCCCCATTATTGATACTAAAGACTTTGCTTTAAACGTATGTGCTTCATCACCGATTATCATACCAAACTTTTTGAACCACGCACTACCTAATTTATATACTGATTGCCAAGTTGATATTGTGATCCTTTTATCATGATTTTTCTCTTTACCAGAATAAATCATATGACAACTGTCTTCAGCCGAAAACGCTTGGTCAAACTCACTATAATCAGCAAAATCGCCGTACATTTGGTTCACTAATGACGTAGTAGGGACGATTATTAGAATATCTTTATCATAATTCTCCATGTAATATAACATAATGGAATATATGATGAGCGATTTTCCAGATGCCGTTGGAGACAATAATAATGTCCGATGCTCTGTAATGGCTGTGGTTATTGCCCTTAGCTGATAGTCACGATGTTCGATAGGTTTACCGCGGCTAGTAAAAGTATGACTGTTAAGGTAATCAAGCGATGGTGGGACTTTGTTATCGGCTATTGGTAATCCATACAGTTGGTTATCTAAAACCTCTAGAATGTATCCACGGGCCTCACAAAAATTCTGTAAGTACGCATATAACCCAATTGGTAATTGTTTATCACGATGGTTATAAAGGCGAATCATTCCATCCCACATTTTATTTCGATATGCAGGACTGAACTTATAGCCTTCAGCAAAAAACGAGAAGAAGTCGGTCAACTCGGCACCAGTGCTATGATCAGTTTCAATTAGCAACTGCGAATAATCTTTAAGCCTAACTTGAACAACTTCGGTCATGATCCTTATACTCCGCTAGTGAATTTTCTCCACTCGATTGCATTTTTTATTGTAGCGCTTCTCCATCGGATATTACCAATAATTTCGTCAAGAGTCTCTGTTACTACTTTATTGTATTCAATTTGAGCTTGCATTTCTTGAATGTCTCTATCAGCCTCAAGGAATTTATCCATATCGCCTTTGAGAACTTTTAATCCATTTAAGGGATCGTATCCCCAACCAAGTTCATCAATTTCATCTCTTGTTAATTTGCCGGCAAACCATAGGTACTTGTTTTTAAGAAGTACTTTAAACTCCATGTCTTTACGTCGTGCTTGCAGTTTATAAACTGAATGGAGTTCTAAATATTTTGCATGCAGTTTTGCACCGTCTAAAGAAGCGTTATCTAAATTCACTTCGTCAATTACACAGTCTTTTTCCCACATTTTAAGAATGTCAGTCAATGGTATCATAATAATTTAATCTCTATTTTAATTTATAATATTGGTATTGGAATGTTACGTTAGCTGTTAAGTATTCAATATCGCTAGCTGACGAGTCAAACTGCAATGTAGAAAGTCCTGTTGGAAACGCTCCAATAAATTGTATTTCTTGAATTACGTTATTGTGTGATGACAAGATCATTAATGTAATATCTTTGAATTTGCCGTCTACTGCAGCATCTGGATTAGTTAACGCGCCCATAATCCAATTGTGTATTTCTTTATAATTTTTTAAGTTTTCGTCTACTAAAAAAGTCAATTCAAGCGGTTCGTAATTAGCACGATCACCAATTGTATATGATGTGCCACCGCCATATGGACTTGGTGTAGCATCGACATTAATAGAAGGTATACTTACTTGCTGTACTTTATATTGAACATCAGCATATACTGTATTATCGACTACTAATCGGAAGCCGTTTGGAGCAAGGAAATTATCTTGGTCATTACGTCCATTGGCGCCGTTTAAATCTATATCAGTTTCGTATGGCATGATTTACCCCATCGTGTTAAACATACCAATTATTTATAAGCAAAAAAAAGGGGATCAATTAAGATCCCCAATTCACTTTGTCCTAAGGTAGCATATTAGGATTTTTTAATTAACCTGCAACACCAAGGATGTTAGATACTTTGAATATGCGGTAGTACTGGTTTGCACGAACTGCTCCAGCATTGTCGCCAGGTGATCCACCGACATATGGGTTAGCAACCATACCGTAACGAGTCTTAAAGCCAATTTTAGGCTGGAAGGTAGCTTCGTTAACAGCACGAACCATAGTTAAAGGAACATATGGTGCATAGAACAAACCAGCATCATAAGGATTAGTTCCTTTAAAACCAACAGTTACGAAGTTGACAGTTGCATAGGGGTCAAGATAAACCTTGATTCCACCAGACAAAGTACCAACCATAGTTGTACCAGTAACATCAGAACTGATGTTAGCATTTGCGGCTAAAGCAGGAGTATTATCAAGCATACCTGAAGCAGAAAGAATAGCTGCAACATCAGATGATACTAAGATAAAGTTACCTTTTCCACGACGTGTTTCTAAAGCAATTACATTAGCTTCACGTTGGATCTGAACCAATAGGCCTTTATATTTCTCTAAAGACCAACGGCCATCAGCATCAACATCAAGATCGAAATCGCCGGCAGTAGCAAGATCAGCCTGTTGACAACCAAGCTTAGCACGTGAGTTAATTGTACGAACAACTTCACGGTTAATTTCAGCAAGGATTTCACCAGAAAGGATATTAGCTAATTCGCTTTCAGCATCTAGGCCGTGAACGGCTTTAAGATCTTGAGCAAGTTCCATTGTATATTCAGCTTTAAGTGCACGAGTCTTAGCAGTAACAGTTGCTTTCTCGATACTGAATGACATTTCGTTGAATGTTGCATCACCACCGAAATCTTCACCAGCACCAATTGCCAAACCAGTACCGAAGTCAAAAGCATCGTTCACGGTATCGGCTGGAGCTGCATCTGTACCACCTAAAGAAGATGAATCCGCACCATGAGCAGCAGCTAAAGCAGCTCCTTGAGAGAAACCAGAATCGGCTTCGTTAACGAACGCTTCAGTACCATTCTGGGCACCGTATCTAGATTTCATCGCGAAGATCAAACCAGTAGGACCAGTCATAGGCTGAACACCACATAGGTCATATGCGATAAGGTTAGGCATAGCACGACGTACTAATGAAATTAGGATTGGATCCCAATTTACAACGCCACCGCCAGCTACTGAGTTAGAAGGAGCAGCTTCAGATAACATTTGATTTTGTCCACGCTCTTCAGCAAGGGCTTTCTCGGTGTTTTCTAATACTACAGCTGTTACTGATTTACGATGAGCATCTTGAAAGGCGCCAGCATCTTTGTTATCAAGGACAGGTGCCCATTTTTCCATAAGGTTTTCTGAATTAAACATATTTGTTTATCTCCTAGTTATTATTGATTTAATTTTTTTAGTGCAGAAAGGTACGTAGCCATTGTGCCAGATACTTCAACGGTTTCTTCTTTCAAAGTTTCGTCAGGAGTATTAACATCTTCTGAAATTACGCTATCTTTCTTGAAATAAGATTGCTTTAAAGTTTCTACCTTTTTGGTGAAAGCTTTAACATCGCCGAAATCTTCGCCTTCAAGCAAAGAACTCAACTTATCAGCTTGAGCAACTGATAAATCAGTAGCAGCTTCAGCAATAATACCTACACGGGACAATTCGTTAGTGCTTTCCTGTAATGCCATATTCTTATCGACTTCAGCATTATAGTCTTCTTTAAGTTTTTCAACTTCAGCAGAAAGCGTATCGACCAAATCTTCTTTGCCTTCAGGCACCGAAACATAATGGGCTTCAAACACATTCTTAAGGTTAGACATAAAGCTTTCAGCAATATCGGCACGTACGCCAGATTCCAAAGCAATTTTGTTTTCGACAGCCCAAGACTCTACAACATAGGCAAGATAGCTATCAACTTTCTCAACTAGTCCTTCTTTGGCAGTTTCAACAGCTTCATCTAATTTTTCGTTATACTCTTCTTCCAATTGATTAACCTTAGAGGCAACCTTGGCGCGAAGTGCAGATTCGAAAATTAGACTTGCTTTATTACGGAAATTCTCGCTAAGTGTGGCTTCAGACTCAACTAATGCATTTAAGTCTTCTTTGAAGTTGTCTTCTAACAATTCAGGAAACATATCTTTTATATCGTTTTTACGCATAGCATACTCTGGTCCCGACAGGAACTTTAATAGGTTCTGTTTTTGGCCAGTAACATAAGCTTGGCTTTCACCATCATGCTTAATTTTGATACTATATTTTCTTTCTGTTGCCTTGATGTCTTCTCCAGTGTGGTCAACGTCGATTGTAATCCTTTTCTCGATTAAAAAGTCATCGTAGTCTTTGCCTTCTAACAATTCAGGAAACATATCTTTTATATCGTTTTTACGCATAGCATACTCTGGTCCCGACAAGAACTTTAATAGGTCCTGTTTTTCGCCAGTAACATAAGCTTGACTTTCGCCGTCATGCTTAATTTTAATACGATATTTTCTTTCTGTTACCTTAATGTCTTCTCCAGTGTGGTCAACATCGATTGTAATCTTTTTCTCGATTAAAAAGTCATCGTCCATTTTTAGCGCTTCTTCAAGAGCGTCATCTTCCAAAAGTTCCTCGTCAAGAGCTTCAACATCTTCAACGAGTTCATCTTGGAGTATATTTTCTTGATCATGTTTCATATTCATACTCCAGTAAGTTAAAGTTTGAGAGGAAATCCAGTTTTAATTGATAATCTCAGTCCCATTAAATCATAATACCCATAAAATACACAGTGGTGTTTAATCCACTTTAATACTATTTATAAAAATCTTAAACCGACTTTTAAAACAGTAAATCCTTGAATTGCTTAACTAGCAAGTCTTCATTAATCTTTCCTTTCTTGGCTCCTCTAACAAGATCTTCTATCATTTCTTGTTTGACCCACGAACTTTTTGCGGCGTCGTATATCCAAGAAGCACCTTCCATAATACCATTTACATACGCATTATCAGCCGATGGATCTTGTACAATATCAACTGTACCTAATACGAAATCTTCACCAACATAGTTCTTTCCATTTTTTGAAACTAACGAACCCATGCC